GCTAAAGTTTATAGTGAATCTTTAGAGTCTTTCTTAATACCAGAAAAATTTGATAGAGTATTTAAATCATCATATGATACTTTTAAAAATACATTTAAAAATGCAAGAAATATATTTAAAAAACAAATAGAAGAATATGTTGGTATTCAGGAAAGAAATATACTATTAAATCAATTAGATAAATTAGATATTATACCAGATCCAGATCAAGTAGAATCATTTTTACTTACAGGAGATTCTAGTCAGCTACGTAATTTTTATAATGATAGTGGTGAGGTAACAGCAATTAATAATCCAGAAAAGTTAAAAGATATAAATGAAAAGATTGGAATATATAATGCAACTAGACCTGATAAAGTAGAAGAAGAAATTCAGGAAGAAGAAGTAGAATTAGAAAATAAAGACTTACAAGATATTTCAGAAGGTGTAGGAGTACAAGTTTCAAAAACAATTACTCCTTTATTATCTAACTCACTGAAACTTGCATATGAAGAATATTCTTCTAGGGCAGCATCATTAAATCAAAAACCATTAAAATATAATGAATGGTTAAATAGTGAAGCAGGAAAAAATCATAAAGAAGCATTTTTTACAATTAAACAATTATGGGTAGCAAATGACTTATTAATTAATGCTGATAACTCATTAACAGAAGAGCAAATAAAAGCAGATGCTGGTTTAGTTGATTGGTTGAGAAGTGAAGAAGGTAGAAATGATCCGGGAGTATTAGAAGTATTGAATTCTGTTAATCTAACAATTGATGAATTAATAGGTCAAAAAGAATTATTACCTGAAGAAGGAAGTACAGTTAGAGGAGATACTAACAAACGTGTAGTTAGAAAAGGACCTAACGTATCAATTGTTGAAATTAAAACATTAGATTCAGATGGCAATGAAGTTTTATCATATAAAATAAAAGATAACTTTGGAAAAGATATTTCACCAGAAATATTAACTTCATTAAATATTGCAGAAGATGCTTTATTTACAACATCTGAACAAGCTCTAAATGCATTTACAAAAATTGAAGCTGCAGTTCCAGATACAACAAAATATGTATTTGATAATACCGTATTAAAAGTAGGTAATTTTGTTTATGATAGAAATGGTAATGAGTTTATAGTATTAACCAGTCCAAAAGATATTGAGGCTAAAGGAAATATATTAGAGATAATTCCTTCAGATAAAAATTCTGATCCTAACAGATTAGATTTTATTAAAGAATTAAAACCTGGAGAGTTTGAAAACTTTTATACTTTACAAAAATTAGAGATTGTTGATTTACCAGATAATGTATCTAAGCTAGATATTAGAGATATAATACAACCATATCCACATGTTAATAGAGAAACTGGTGAGACAAATGCAAAGGCAAGAGAGCGATATGAGTTTATAATTTCTAATTTAACAGAAGAAGAAAAGGATCAATTAGTAATAGTATATAGAAAGGATCCTGAAGGAGGAACAGCTAAAGGTAAATTAACTATTGGAGATCAACCTTCTAATCCTTTAGTAGAAAATATTCAAGCTAAATCTATAATAGGGTTAGCTTTTGGTAATAGTAATACACTTAGTAGAATTAATGGTAAACTTATTGATAATAACTTAGAGCCATCAGATTCACCAGAAGGAATATTTGCCTATTTTAAAAATGATAATTATGAGTTTGAAGGTGTATCAGATCCTATAAACTTTACTATTGATCAAGCTAAAAATGTAATTGACTTTAGCAAAATACAAGAAGGTAAGAATATTTCTGATGAACAAAAACTAGATATTATTATTAAATCTTTTGCAAAGAATAAATTACTTAGCACATCAACCGAATCATTAGCTTCTGACTATAATGGTTTTATTCCTTTATCTGGATTATCAGAAAGTTTTACTTTAGATCAATCAATTGATGGTTTAATTTTTGATGCTGCTAATCCGCAAAAAGCAGATGAGTTAAAATACAATGCTTCAGATGAATTTGGTAATAAAGTTATAATTCAGATCCAAGGAGAAGGAAAGAATAAAACAAGAATTGAACGTACAAATCTTCAAGATGCTGCAGCAGTTGAACTTATAAATAAAGTTAATAAAGGTTTAGAAAAAGCTGGTGAAATAGATGAGAATAATAATTTTACTAACCCTAATATTACTGAGAAGTATGCATTAGCTGTATTATTACCTAGTGGAACATATAAACTTGTTCCATTAAAAACTGAACAGTTTAATAGTGATGAATTAAATGAATTATTTATTGGTGTAGTTGATAGAGCAATGCTCACAACACAAGAAAATTTAGATGTTGAAGTTACTGATGATACAACAGTAAAGCAATTAGAAAAAGCTAAAGAAAAAAATATTGCTTATAATAAAGAATTTAATTCTGAAATTAAAGATTCATTATTTATTTCATCATCTCTTAAAGGGTATAGATATGAACTACAAGTTAGTCCATGGGGTAAAATAAATTTACAATTAAGACAAAGTGTTGGTCAAAATAAATACAAGACTATACAAACTGCATACTTAGGAATATCTGATTTAATGGCAGACTCATCTGCTAAAGATAAAATGGATATACTATTAGAAAAGTTTAATAATCAAGTTACAGAAGATCAAAAAATATCATTTAATAACTTTAGAAAATCTTTTCCAATAGATGCCGGTGTTCAAGAGATTCTTGATAAAACAACAACTAATGTTCAGTATGATGTTATTGCTAGACCAAGATTATTTATAAACGCTGATTCTGCAAGACAACAGGCTATTATAGATGCTTCAATATCTACTAATAGCGAAAGTGTAAAAGTTCCAGTTGAATCTGCTCAAGCAGCTATTGATAAACCTGAACCACAACAAGTAGAAAGAGTTGTTGAAGCTGCACCTGAAGTTGCTGAAGAATTTACACCTGATCAAAGATTAGAAAACTTAAAAGAACAACTTAATGTACTTAAAGCTGAAGTTACTAAAGATTTAACCGGTCCTGCTATAGCTAAAGCTATGAGGACAGATGAACGGGTAATTAAGTTAAAAGAAAAAATAAGAAAAGCAGAAGATGAATTAAATGCTGCAAATAAAATATTACCTGCAAATACAACTGAACAAGCTAATGCTGATATTGAAGAATTTAAATCTTGGGCTAAATCAAATTTACCTGATTTTATTACTATTGATGATATAAATACATTAGGTAATAACATGAAAGCTGGCGGTGTTCGTGTTGGTGCTTTTGCATTAGGATTATATAATTTAGGTGGTGGTCTAACTATCAACGGTACTATATATACAGGAGCTACAAATCCATTTAAATATCATGAAGGATTCCATGCTGTATATAGATTACTTTTAACAGACGAACAACAAGCAAAATATTTATCTATTGCTAGAAGAGAAGTTAGAGCTAAGTTAAGAAAAGAAGGTAAGAGCTATAGAAAAGAACTAGAAAGATTTAAAAACTCTGCAGATACATATTCTGATATGAGTGATTCAAGATTAGAAAAAGAATATCTTGAAGAATACATGGCTGATGAGTTTGAATTATTTAAACAAAATCCAAGATCTACTAAAACAGATTCTAGTATTAAATCATTATTCAATAGAATATTAGAATGGATAAAAGCATTATTTAATTCATATACTAAGAATGAACTATTAACTCTTTTTGAAAATATAGATTCTGGTAAATTTAGAACAGCTTCTGTAAAAAATAATAACTTTACTACAAATCTAATTGAGGGTGTATCTGTTGAAGCTAATGCATTAATTCCATATGATTTTGTTAGTGAAACAAACAAAGATGGAGACCGTAATATAGGATATTTATATTTGGATAGTGCTATTGCAGAGCCGATGATTAGATCAATAGCAGCTACATTTTTAACAGATGTTTCATCACAAACACAAGCAAAAAAATTAAGAGAACTTGAATCAAAGTTTAAAGAAGTTGAAGAAGTTGAAGACATTACTCCAGAGGAAATTTTAAATAATATTCTTGATGAGTTTGAGTGGCTTTATAGTTTAGATAATGAGATTAATGATGATAAATCTGATATTCAAAAAGAACAACTTGAAAATGTTAGTAAATCATTTGAACTATACAGATCCGAGATTAAAAAAGATGTAAATTCATTACTTAGTATAATAACTAAACAAAGCGCAGATCAAGAATTTGATAATGAATTTTTTGAAAGTGAAGCTGGATTAAGAACTGTTGAGCAGTTTAATAAAGATGCATCAATGATTGGTGGATTTGCTAGTCTTGCTGAAGGTATAAGAGCTTATATAGCAACTACTACATTAGAGGATGTAGATTACTTTGGTAACAAAGAACTAAGCGAAGGTAGACCATTGATTGTTCCTGTTGAATTTATGGATGCTTATAACGGAATGTTAAAAGCTGTAAAGAACTTAAGTGATTCAAAAGAGATATTAAGGAACATGTATTACTTTGGTCAGGATAATCCAAATACAGGAGCTGTTGTAAATAGAATGCTATTAGATACTATTGGTGATAATGGCATTGAAGTTATAGAGTCTGATAATCCATTACCAGAAAAAATTAAAAATCCATTATTACTTCAAAGTATATTAAAAGGTTTTGAAAACTTTAGAGTAAACTATTTATTCATGCAACGTGATGATACAGGTGGTTCTTTAATATATTCAGCAGCAAATAGAGATGATGTTAACTCACAACTTTCAAGATGGTCACAAGCATGGGTACAAGCATCTAAGAAAATTAAATCTGATAAAACTTTTAAAGATGGAGCAATAGAAGCAATTAATAAGTTTAGAGTTTATCTTGAAGGTACACAGTTAATTGATGATTTACAATTAGATAGAATATCTAAAGAGACATCACAAGATTTGTTTAACTATACTGGTATAAGATTAAGCAAAAAATATATTGCTTTTAGTATAGCGTATAATAGAGAATCAAGAACTCCAAAACAAGAAACTAATTATAATGCTAATCAATATGTTTTACCTATAGATTCAGCAGATATAGAACAATTGCAAAGATCTATAGAAAGTAATGGTGATATATTTGATCCTGGAATAGAAGGTATGTCTTCACGTTTAAATAAAATGAGTGAAAACAATGCTGAGTTTGATGAAACAGTTGGTGCACCAGTATTTAAAAATCCAAATGGAGATTTGGTATATGCTCATCAGCTTCCAACATTCCACTTAAAACAAGTTGAAGCATTAAATAATACTGAAGAACTAAATGATCTTAGAGATGGATACTTAGAAAATAATTATTTATTAAATGATCCGGCTTTCATAAAACTTTCTGATAAGAGTAAATTAAGAGTAACTAGAATTGCAGGTAGTTTAGTAGGAAAATTAAATGAGACCGAAGAGGAAATAAATGCAAGACTAACAGGTATATCAGACAGAAGTGCATATGGAGACTTTACTCCTAGAGAACTTGTATTATCACTTTTAAATTTTTACACTTCTAATTATAATACAAAGAGTGGTAAAGTTGAAACAGTTGAATATGAGGATAATTTAACAGATCAAACTATGACTGCGGCACTAGCTCCAGTTCTAATAAGAGTAATGGAGGCTTCAAATACTGGAGACTTATTATCACTTCCTGTTATAAAAACTGTAGAGTTAGTAAAAGGAAAAACTAAATTAACTGAAAAAGCACTTAATATTTATTTAGAACAAATAGATAATGAGTTTAAAAGAATACAACGTGAGTCAAATTCTGAAACTAAATCTGAAGAAAGATTAGGTTATAATGATACTGATACTGGAAGAGCATTTAAATTTTATAATACAGGACTATTATTAGATCAAAACATCAAAGAAGGTTTAGAAGAAAAAGCAAAAACTAATTTTGATATATCACTTAAAGAAGCATTATCATCATTAAATAAAACTGAAGGTCAATTTAAAAAAGATCTAGAGAAGAAATTAAATGATGAGTTTGAAAAGTTTGATCAGTTATTAGTAGAGTTAGGTGCAAAAGATTTAACAAGTAATGCAATTAATAAAGGTTTATCTTCTGCTCCAGAATTAAATTTAATTAATGATAAAGAATATAATCTTAAACAAATATTCTTTAATGATTGGATCAATACTACAGCAATAAATGAAGTGTTACTTGGAGATCAAGCTGTATCATTAAAAGATGCAGTTGATAAAACTAAAAGAGGTAAAGGTCAAAATGGTGCTTTCTATAGTTCAGAAAGTAATTTTACAGCACCTGAGTATGGTATAAATCATCCTAATAAAGAGATTAGTTATGTTGCTTTAGAAGAACCGATTGGAGTATCATCAATTGGTGGTAAGAGTATTGATAGAGCTGATGGTCAACTTTATATGACAACCAAAGCATTTAGATATACAAGATTTGGTATTGGTAAACTTACAGCTGCTCAAGCAGAATTATTAGATAGAGTTGAAAGAGGAGAGTATATTCCTTCTTACTCAATATTTGAACCTGGAGGTTATGCTTCAAATAAAGAAATGCTAAACAGTAAGAAGATGGTTTACTTTGATGGTAAAACATATTTAAAGATGTCAGCATTTGTACTAACTCCTGAGTTAACTTCTAACCCTGATGGTACAGCTAAACCTTCCAGAGAAGCATTACACAACTTAAGAATTAAACTTGAAGCTATTGAAAAAGAAACAAATACAATAGCCATGGCTTCTCCTTTAAGTGCTTCTAAAATGATGAAGCAAAAAGTAAATTCATTAACTACGCTTGATAATACAGAAGAGTTTGAAAATGGTTATTCTACATTAGAAACAAAATACTTTGGATTACAAGTATTAAACCCATCTAATAAATTAGAAACAACAGATCCTACTCAAATTAAAGCTCTTGTTACTTCTGAACAAGATGACTCTGTAGAAGTTGAAGGTCTTAATATGACTGTAGGTAAAATAAGAGAAGAATATAATAAGGCTACCAATAGAAGGCTTGTTTTAAAATATAAGAATAACAGAAATCTTATTTTTACTTTTGATAAGGCAATGAAAGAAGTTGCTGAGTTTAAAATTACAGGTAAGATAACACCTAACTTATCTATATTTTTAGATTATGCTACTGAGTCACTTAAAGCTAGTAAGTCTAGTAGTAATCTTTTAGAGTTCTTTTCTAAACAAAACGGTGAACAAAAGTATAATTTAAATAATCCTATTACTGTAAATAAGTTTGAAGAATTATTTTTAAGCTTCTTTAGTAAAGGTGTATTATCAGAAAAAATTCCTGGAGAGACTTTATCTTTAGTTTCTGATTTTGGTATGAAAGTATACAGAAGAGTATATGAAGTAGATGCTGATGGTAATCCAGTTAGATCAGAAGTAATTAGAGAAAAGCAATGGGAAAAACTTGAAGATAAACCAGAAGTATTTACTTTAAGTAATTTAACTAATGATCAAATACCTGCAGAAGGCATAGTAGTATTAGATAGATTAAGAACAGGTTTGATGGAATACACTAATCCTAAAGATCCTAAAACAGCTACAGGTCAACGATATAGTGAAGGTCTTGTTCCAGCGCACCATGCATCTGTTAGAAATCTTATTGAAAATACAGCTGCTAATATTCCTGAAGTTATATCAAAAATGTTTGCTGTACGTATACCTTCTCAAGATAATCACTCTACAATGAATGTAAAGCTTGTAGATTTCTTACCTACTGTAAATGGTTCTAGTGCAATGTTCCCACAAGAATTGGTTGAGATAGCTGGATCTGACTTTGATATTGACAAGGTATTTACTCAGATAAAAGAATTCTATGTAGAGGATAATAAATTTTATGAGTATGGAGCAACAGAAGGAAGAGAGTATAAAGACTACATAAAGTATGTAAATGAAAAAGTAAATGAGAATACTCCATATGCTAAAGGATATAGACTATATGAGACCCAAGGTTTAAATATAGAAGATTCATATACAGATGCTGAAATGCTAGCTTTAAATGATTTAGGATTTACCGATAAGTCTATAAAAGCTTTAACAGCATTAGGTCTTCCTGTAAGTAAAAAACAATATGAAGATTATAAATCTAAGTATGGAGAACCGTATGAAGCAGCATACAATAATGAAATACTAGATTATAAGTATGCACTGATGGGTAATAGAGGTGTAACAGAAGCAAAAGAAGGAACACCTATATCATATACTCCTGCAGGTTTGGAAATATTAACAGATAAAGAAACTCAAACTGGAATACTGGAAGTATTAGAAGAACTTTTACCAGGGTTGAAAGAAAAAAATAGAGAGGATAATGTAGATGTGGATAACATACTTGGTAAGATTAAAGCATGGATGGCAAATAAAGGTGCTGCAATTGGAGCAATTGTATTACCTAATACATATCTAAGTTTATTAACTGAGTATAAATCAAAACTAAAAGGACCGGCTCCTGTATTTAACGATAGAGCTTATAATGATTTTGGAGTATTAAATGAAATACTTAGTGATGGTACTAAAGGTGATAGAAAGCAAGATATAATATCTTCTTTAATTACTGCAATGACAGACAATGCCAAAGAACGTTTAGCAGCAAAACTAGGTTTAAACAGACATTCTCTTAGTATTGTTGCAAATGCTACAGCATTAGGTATACCGCTTAAAACTAGTTTGTTACTTGTCAACAATCCATTGATAACATCTATATATGATCAAGCCTTTAATAAAAAAGAAAAAACAGATCCGGGTGTTAAGAATATTCTTAAACAACAGATTGATAATCTAACTGAAGTAAGGAAAATAAAACCTGCATCAATAAGTGATGATATATTAATAAACTACTATAATGAAGAGTTTCCTGTAGAAAAAACTGAAGAAGTTATAACCGAGGAAGCACCGGTAGAGGAAGTTGTTAAAGAAGATAAACCTGATGGAAGAGCTGAAGATATAAAATTAGGTATTCTTTTAGAGTTCCAAAAACTACTTGACATTAAAGACTTTACATCTAAGATGTCTGCTGTTACTACATTATCTAATGGATTAGGTAAAAATATAGCAGATATAAATAAAAGAGTAAATGATATATCTGATCTTTTTGCAAAAGGAGCACTTATAGATTTAAATAAAGTTTTTAGAGGTTCTACTTGGCAGTCTGGTTATCTAAAAATATTTGAACAATTTTATAATGATATAGCACCTGCTGCCTTTGTATCAGGTACAGAAAACTTTAGATCTATATTGAATGATTTATATAAGAGTATAAAAACAAATACACTAGATTTTACTGAAGAAGTTGAATCTAAGATATCTAGAGATTTATTATCTTATTTGACAATTAAAGCTTATCAGAAAAACAAATTAGATACTAATTCACAATCTGTAGCAACATTGAATAATTCTTATATATATCCTACTGTAGAAGGTGGACAGTATAAAACTATCACTGATACTATAAATACATTAAGAGAACAGGAGGATTTAAAAGATAATTTCTTTGTTCAGAATTTTGCAATAAGCAATCCTGCTGATGATCAATCTAATACAACAGGTTTAGAATTACTTGAAGCAAATACTTTTAGAAATTTAAATCAAGCTCAAATGATTGATTTGCAAACATCATTTGCTAGATTATATGGCTCTGTTAAATATAAACAAGATGCTATAGATATAGTAAATTATATGATGGTTAAAGATGGATTACAAATAGGCTATGCGTCTTTAATACAAGCTATCTCACCATTTATGATGGAACAATATTTAAATCATGTTGATACAGCATCTAATGCATTGAGAAGTAATAACAATGAACTTATTACATCTACATTTGGATTAAACTTTGAAGATCTCAAATCTGAATTTATAGAAGGTTATTTGCTATCTAATAGAAGTAATACTTTATTGAACAATTATAATTTTACTACTACATTAACGGGTGATCTTATAAAACCTGAAGATGTAAATATAGTAGATGATACATTAACTGCTAAATCTGAAGATGTAAATCCTCTTTTTGTTCGTGTTACCGATACATTTGAAGGTAGAGATTTTACAAAAGTAACTTATAAAACATATAGGCTTACAGGTGCGGATAAAGATGTTGCTACATATACCGAAGTAGAAACTACAGGTTCTAATCAACAGAATCCTATAGGATTTATGTTTGGTGATAGACCTACATATAATCAAGTAAGAGAGTATGTAAAAAGTAGAGAGAAGAAAGAAGATACAGTTGAGGAAGAACAACAACTAGATAGAATAGATCAAGTAAAGCAGCGAGCTGCACAAGCACCAGGCGCTAATATTGAAGTTACTAGTGATGGTATTGTTAAAATCAATGATAAAAATATTGCTGATATTACACCAACTGAAAAAAATCTTAAGGTTGAAAAGGTAGAAGAATATACGGATATTGATCCAGATCTTATTGATGAACTTGATAATATTAATGAAGATGCTCAACAACTAACATCGGATCTATTTAATGAACTTCAAAAATTCAATGAAGAAATAAATGATAATTATACAATCATTGAAAACTTTTGGGATAGTAATATACAATTTAACAAAGAGATTAAAAATTCTCTGAGAGAAAACAATAATATATTATCTTTGGAAGACTTGATTAAAGAATATGAAGACGGTATTTATAAAGATCAAGAGGAGTTTGTAGAACAGATTAAAAAATGTAACTTATAATAAACTATGGCTAAGTGTCCAAATAGAAATACAGCAGAGTATAAATCTCTACAGGAAGTATATAAATCAGAAATACAAACTGATAATATAATCAATAAGTGGCAAGATTTAAATAACACAGATGTATTTCCATCTGTTGTACAAGCAAAAGAGTTTGTTAAAAATAACAAAGCAGCATTTTCATTAAAGCAAAAAGAGTTCTCTGAAAACTTATTAGCAAATCTTGTAGAAAAAAGAATACTACATAGTTACCAGGGTTTTTATTTAGTTAATAATTCTAATCCTGCTACGTTTAAATACGATGAAGAATTCTTACAAGCTAATTTAAAAAGACTTACAAGGTATTTAGAAATTAATAATATCCCTTTAAACTCTGTAACAATTACAAGAACACCTAAAAGCTATAAGGTGCAAGTTATAAATAATGTATTTACACCTAAAGATTTATTAGAAAAGTCTAGATCTTGGGATACACCACGTGCTAGAGCTGTTGTATCACATTTAAGAAGATTGTTTCCACAGGTTGGTGTAAAGCTTATGACTGAAGCTGAAGCAGAAGCTATTTGGAATGATGAAAATAAAGTTCCTAAGTGGGCAAAAACAGATGTAAGTTTTGATCAGGTTAATTCATTTTTCTATGAAGGTCTGGCTGTATTAATAAAGGGTAGAGTAACAGATGAAACTGCAATAGAAGAAATACTACATCCATTTGTTGATGCAATTAAAGCAGATAATCCTGAGTTATTTGAAGGCTTATTAAAAGAAGCTAAGAAAAACTTTCCTGAAATGAATCAAGCAATAAATGCTGCATATTCTGACAGTAAAGGATTTACACCTCTAGATAGAAATTTAGAGATGGTTACTCAAGCTCTTTCTAGACACTTTAATAATGAGTATGAAAAAACTCCAACAAGAAGTTTCTTAACTAAAATTAAAGAAGTATTAGATTGGTTCTTAGATGTTATAGGTAATCTTAGTGAGTACTTAACAGGTAAACCTTTTACAGCAAAATCTATAACTGCTACATCTTCTTTAACAGATATAGCAAAACTTTTAAATACATCTGATATAGAATTTAAATTAGATAGTAAAGTAGATAGTAGAGTTAGATATTCATTATCTCCTGAAAAAGATAAAGTTGTAAGAAAAGTTTTAAAAGAGTCTAATGATATTCAAAAAGAATTTATAAAACGTTTATTTCATACTGCTAGATCATCAGAAGATATTATTGGGGACCTATCAGCAAGTAATAAAAACTCTGATTATAATGGAGATATAGTTGCTTATAATAAAAAAGATAATTCATACATGAATATATCAACAGGTGAGGTTTATTCTTCTACATCTGATTATATAGGTCTTAGTAATAATGAGAATGATGCTCTTAATCTAGAAGTAAATGATGATATAAAAACTTTATTTGATGCTGTTGTTGGTAATGAAAGTTTTGAAGATGCTTCTTCAAGGTTAACAACTTTGAGTGAAGAAGCTGCAAAAGAAGTGGTTGATTCTTTACAAGAACAACTTTTAGGAAATAATAATCCTATTATTCCTGATGGTGCTGTTGCATTATCTAATGTTGTTGTGTTTGATCCAAATACTAAAACTGCAGGAACTGTAGATCTATTAGTTATTGATAAGACAGGTGTTGTTAATATTGTTGATTTAAAAGTAAGTAAAGACTCTATATATGGTGAACAAGGAAAGAAAGCATATTCTGAAGAATTACATCCATTAAAAAATGGTAGTGCTTTAAAAGAGAAACACGGTATATTAAAAATGACTAACTCTTCTCAAAATAGCATTGAAGTAAACATGTTAAAAAGAATGCTTGATAACATGGGATACAACACTAATAGAACTTTAACAGGAGCTCAGACATTTCATGTTAAAGCTGATGGTGATAAGATTGAGGTAGATGGTGGAGTTGAGTTTATAAACGACACTAAGAATATGACATATGTGGATATGTTAATACCACAAAATGTTGATCAATATTCTAAAGACCAATTAGATGATATAATTGATAATTCTGATGATGGAATATTTGATGGTTCTAAGTATGAAGAAGATCAAGAAAAACTAGCTGAAGAAATAGATCCTTTAGTATATCCTGAGTATAATTCTATAATGGGTATACTAGAAGATTATAGAATTGCTCTAGTAGATCAACAAAAGGCTTTAAAAGTAATTGAACGATCGGTATTTAGAGACATGTCCAAAGAGGAACTACGTGACGAAATTGCTAGTACACTAGCATATATTTCTGCAAATATTGATAATGGACCAGCATCTAGATCTGCTACATATACATATCTTCTTCAAGGTGCTTTACGCCAAATGAAAAAATTTGCTAATTATGTTCAAGATCCTGCAAATTTTGGTAAAGATGAATACATAACCTATACTTTAAATTTCAATAGATTTTTAAGCACATTTGAACCTTTATTTTTAATACAAGATTCTCAAGATCATAATGCTACACAAAGAGCATTAATACGTCAGATGGATATATTAAGAAATAAGATAAAAGGAACAGGTGTAAGAAAGAAAGAAAATGAAACTGAAGAAGAAAGAATATTTAGAGAAGGATTAGTAAATGATGCTATAATTAATTTTGTAAAAGAAAAAATTAGAGAAAGATCTAATAATGACTGGGGTGGTAAGCAAAGTGTATTTACAGAACAAGATTTAGATGATCTTGTAAGAAGATCACCTGATATATCTCAACTTGCTTTATTAACTCAAGATATGGCTACTCAATCTGATGCAATGCTTTCTGTTATGGATAAAATATATAAAACCCAAAAACAAAAGGTACTTGATTTAATTGATCAGCGTAATAAACTTGTAATTAATAGTGCTAATAAGTTAATTAAATTATATCCAAATCTAAAAAGAAATCAGCTTTATGACTTCATGTCTATATTTGATAAAGATGGTAATTTTACAGGAAGATATATAAAACCTATAGGTGAGCTATATAATAAAATACAAGACGATCTAAGATTTCAACTATTTGATGATACAGGTTTACCTTATAAATACAGGGATGTTACAGATTTATCTACAGCATCTCAAGAAGATATTCAATATAATATTGATTTAGCTAATAAGAAAAAAGCATTTGCAGATTTTTTTAGAGCAGAAGAAATAGATGAAGATGGTAATCTTGTAGATGGTGAGTATCATTATTATACAGATGAGTTTAAGAAAGCTAGAGATATACATGAGTTTTGGCAGGTAAGTGCTAATGGTAAATATGGAGAGTGGAAAAAAAGAAATAGCATTTCAGCTAGAGATTATGCTGTATATAGAGCAAAGTATTTTGAATCTTCTACATATGATCAACCACAAAGAGTTAAAGGTAATCCAACAGGTGTAGTTGTAAAAAATGTTAAGAGTGAATTTCCTAAAGTTGAATATAGAAAAGTTAGAGAAATAACAAAGTCTGGTAAGGATATGCGTGATAAAAAGTACGCAGAACTTATGGATCCTACTAAAACTGATGCGGGTACATTAGCTAGAAGAGAGTTCTATAACTTATTTATTAAAATGTATGAGGAAGATTTACTAGAAAAGATTCCTGAATATCAAAGAGATCAAATGATGGGTAGAGTCCCCACTATTAAAGATAACTTATTAAGTGATCTAAAGGATAAACCAAACATAATATCTAAGATGTGGAGTGATATTACAACATCTGTAAAAAACTTAACTCAAGAAACATCAACTATGAAAAAAGTCATGCTTGATGAATCAGGTAACTTTACAAATCAACTACCAGTATTCTATACAGGAAGGCCAAGAATGGATGGTGAATTAGAAGAAGTAGAAAAGAAGATGGCTTTTGTTGAAGAACAAAGAGTAAAAGGTCTTATAACACCCGATAAGTATAATGCACAAATTAAAGAGCTTAGAGGAGAATATAATAGAATATATAATAAACCATCAACAGGTGAACTAAGTAGAGATTTAGGATCTAGTTTAATAAAGTTTAATGCTATGGCTACACACTATGAAGTTATGGGTGAAGTAGAAGATACATTAAATGCTTTTGTTAAAGTATTAGAAAGAAGAGAATATGACTTACCTGTTGCTACAGGTCAAAGTTTTGTTTCAAGAACTAAAGAAGGCGTTCTTAAAGCTGTAGGTTTTACACGAGATCAAGGTTTAGAAGCTAATGCTGTAAGAAGAGCTAAAAAATTCATGTCAATGGTTTTTTATGATAATGAACTAGCAAATAAAGGCATGTTTGATAAAATTGCAAAAGAAATAACTGGTGCAACATCATTAACATGGGTAGCATTTAACCCTATGGGTAACTTTAATAACTATGCTCTAGGCAGAATAAATAATAATATTGAAATGCTAGGTCAAAGATTTTTTAGTAAAAAAGCATATTTAAGAGCAACTAAAGAATTTAATACAAATGCTATTCCTGGAATGTTTGAAAGAATAGGAAGTGGTGCAACTGATTTAGTAGATATTGCTACACTAGGTAAACTAGGTTTAAAAAAATCTGATTATGATGCCGATAAAGCAAATAATAAATATGAAGCTGTAACTCAATATTTTAGAATGATGGATCCTGATACAGATATACGTGAGAATAGTTCTAAGTATGATGATTCATCTTTATGGTCAAGATTTAAGGAATGGGGTTATGTAATGCAGGATGCTGCTGAATATAATGTACAATCTAAAGTAGGTGTTGCAATGTTAATGGATACTATTATAAAGAACAGTAAAACAGGAGAAACATTATCCCTATATGATGCATTACATTTTGATGCTAAAACTAATACCGTTTCTTTATTAGAAGATTATGATATTGTTGTAGATAAAAAAGGAAATAAGATTGCTGATTATAACGACAATTTTAGATATGATTTAAGAAATCAAATAAGGGAAGTTAATAAACAAATTCATGGTAATTATGCTAAAGAAGACAGAATGGTTCTTCAGAGTTATGCTCTTGGTAACTTAATAACACAATTTAAAAAGTGGGTTGCACCAGCATTAAGAGCTAGATATCAAAGAGAATATTTTGATCAAAATTTAGGATGGATGGAAGGAAGATACCTATCATGGTGGAAGTTTACAAACTATGCAACTAAAGAATTTATTAAAGGTACTAGAGATATTAAAGCTTTAAAAGCAGGTTTTCTTGAACAATATGGATATACCGGTGAAGGTGGTAATCTAGATAAAAGAGCATTAAATAAATTACAAGGATTTTATAGAACTGTAGGTGAAATTGCAATTCTATCATCAGTTTTTGTATTAAACTCTCTCATGGATGGATTATTATCAGGTGATGATGACTCAGATACAATGAAGAGATTAAAAAATCTTGCAAGATTACAAGCAGATAGAACTAAAGATGAAATGTTAACATTTATCCCAGTACCTGCAGGCATTGAACAAAATTATCAAATGTTCTCTAATCCTATAGCATCACTAAAACTATTAAGAAATACATCAAAAGCTTTACAATTAAGTCTTACAACACCAGTTGCCTATATTACTAAAGGCGAAGATGCTTTTTATAGAGATTCAGATTATGTTTACCAAAACAAGCCATATAAAGGCATGTTAAAAGTAAATAAACAATGGCAGAGATCATTACCAGCTATAAGAACATACAGTAAATATATAGATGCTATTAAGAAACAAGATTTTGAGATAGGATTCTAGTCTATTTCTTTTTGCTGCTTTCTAGTTTTGTGATGGTTATTTCCATATCATGTACTCTATCCATTAGATCATTTACATTCTCCTTAAGATAATTAAGTTGTAAATCTTGTTTAGAGTCAGCAGGTAAAGAACCCATTTCACCTCTAGGCCACTTAATTCTAAACTCATCATTTAGTATAACATCATCTTGCATTCTAAGTACTTCAACTTTTAATTGTGAGATTTCTGCTGTTAAACTAAACCAAATACCTGCAATAGTTATTATGCCAGCTATTAAACCAATTAAGGTTTTTATATCAAGTTTTACTTCTGATTTTTCTGATAATGATTTCATAGTAGTCAATAGTTATATAATAAATATACAACATATATAATCTTAAAACAAGAAGAGCCAACCTTATTAGGGTTGACTCTACTAATTTTACATAAAATATATAGTTTAATTATGCTTCACAACTTGCACACTCAAGAATATTTCTAGAGAATGCTTGTGCAGAACTTACACTAAACTGATAGTATAGTGTCTTTACTCCTTGTTCATGAGCAAAAAGATATAGTTGATTAATATCTTTAGCTGGAACTGACGGGTCAATCATTAAATTTAAAGACTGAGCTTGATCAATAAATTTTTGTCTTGCTGCAGCTTGAATGATAATCTCTTTAGGAGATATCTCAATAAATGATTTAAACACACCTTTTGTTGGGAAGTCTAAGTGTTGAACGGAACCATCTTTTTTAAGGATATCTTCCCACACTTCTTCTGTATCAAGATTATATTTTGCTAACTCTTCTTTTAAGAAAGGATTCTTATATATAGTTTTAGACTTAGCTAAATCCTTTACAAAATAATTGGACTTGATAGGTTCAATACCCATACTCACTTGACCATGAATGAATGAACTAGATTTAGTTGGTGCAATAGCCACTAATGTAGTATTTGCATAACCTTCTCTAATTGATTTAACACCCTTTGTTTCACAGAGATCCATTGAAGCTATTTCTGATCTTGTCTTTATTATAGAAAATATTCTACTATTTATCATCTTAGCTTCTGTTGATTCAAACTCAATAAGTTTAGATTGTAAATAAGAATGCCATCCTAATACACCTAAACCTATAGCTCTATGATCACTTGCAAATTTATATGCTCTACCCATTCCAGGCATTGTTTTAGACTTAGTAATAAATTCATCTATCACAGCATTTAAAAATAATGTGTAAGTTTCTATTGCATCCGTCTCAACAATTTCATCCCAGTGTAATAAGTTCAAAGAACCTAAACAGCAAACAAATGAATTAAAACTATCTGTTGGTAACTGTATTTCAGAACAAAGATTAGATGCAGTAATATCCATACCTAGCTCTTTATAAGGAGAGTTGTTATTTGAGTTATCTTTAAACATTATATATGGATAACCGAACTCATTTCTTTTCTGAATTATCTTGGCCCATACTTTACGCTTATCAGGATCTCCACTCTTCATATCATCTATCCACTTATCTGTTACACTAATACCAAACTGTAGATTTTGTATTGGGTTACCTTCTCCTCCTATCTCTAAAAATTCCAATACATCAGGATGTTCAACAGGTAGCCATGCAGCACACGCTCCTCTTCTTGCTTCAGATTGTTTGCAAACATCTACAACAGTGTCATAGATTCTTGCATAATGTACTGGTCCATCTGCAGTGCCTCCGGTTGATATATTTGAGCCTCTAGGTCTAATATTACCTAAGTAAACACTAGTACCTCCTCCATACTTAGACATCATACCAATCTCACGTCCTGCATTCAAGATGCTATCTAAGTTATCATCTACATTAGATCCATAACAACTTATAGGTAAACCTTTATGCTTACCAAAGTTAATCCAAACAGGAGTGGACAAGGAGTAAAAACCCCTTGCCATATAATCCTCAAACTTTTCAGCAAAGCCATTAATCTTTAAGTATTTTTCTGCTATAACTGCAATATCATGTATACGTTGTTCAGGAGTTTCATTTATATAACCCCTTGATAAAAATGTACGGCTTTCTTCATTAAGCCAATAATACTTTTTTCTTTCCATATTTTTTTAAAATAAGTCATCAGCTGTTATAGCCTTTGACTTTTTATTATAATCTATTTGTTTTTTATAAAAGAAGTCTCCTTCTTTAGTTGCAGTAATCTCCACCTCAAACCATTTTGTTGACTGTAATAAGTTATTATCAATTTCAAATATAGGTTTCATACCTATTTTCTTTAATGAGTTGTTAAACCTATTCATTATAAAATGTTTTATGGTTTCTTTAGGTAAAAAAGATAACTCACCTTGTTCAAATATCCAATCAAGAATACCGCACTCAGCTTCATAGGCTTTTCTAGATGCAGAATAAATTAATTCTTCAAACTCATCATCAAACCATTCAGGGTTCTCAGACTTGATTATATTAATTATCTCTACGCCAAAGTTACCATGGATATCTTCTTCTTTACTTGTTGCTTCTACAACGTTAGAAATACCTTTAAATAGGTTTTTCTCTTTGTTAAAAGACATCATTATTAGAAACTGACTAAATAAACTTACATGCTCAATAAATAAAGAAAATAATAATACAGATTTAGTATACATTTTATTATCTCTACTACGTGAACCATCTAAGTATTTTTTAAGATATTTAATTCTACCTTTAATAGCTGGTATCTCAACAACAGTTTTAAACTCTTCTTCAAGTCCAAGTATTCTAAGTAGTCTTGCATATGCATCTTTGTGTCTAACTTCAGATTCAGCAAAGGTCATACCCACATCACCAATTTCTGTAATAGGCATTCTTTTATACAAATCTGCCCAAAAAGTTTTTACATTAACTTCTATTTGAGCTATTGCAAGCATTGTCTTTTTTATAACTTCACGTTCTTCATCAGTAACTTTAACTTTAAAGTCATCTATGTCAGTTGTAAAGTTATACTCAGTATCAATCCAATAAGAGTGTCTAATTGCATCTTTATATTCAAGTAAAGATGGGTACTCATAGGGCAAAATATTTTCCCTAGATAAAAAAATGTTCTTCTTCATAAGTGTGTTTTTGTGATTAAATGTTATACCATGTTTTTGATATAACGGTAATATATAATTTAGTTTAATTGAGATGAATTACCAAGTATAGATGAATATAAATTTTATAAAAATTATACCTACCTCAATACCAGCGGCTTGGTAAACTTGTCTTTCCCCGTCTACCTCCATTGACATATTACAATTAATAATATGTATACCTAATAATGACTGTTTTGGTAATAATTCTACGTTAGCAATTACCGGTGCTTTTCTTGTTTGTGACATAATTATGTTTGTTTTAAAAATTAGTTTTTTGTATATTATACTTATAAGTTGTTAAGCTAACACAGTCAACAACAAATATATATATATTTATATTTTAATGATATCTAGAATTATCAATATTTTATTATATTTTGACTTTCAACCCTTATTGTTCTTTTGGGTTACAAGTGATATATTAAATAACCAAGTATTATGGACTTCCCTATCCTATTGGCAAGATGCTGGACAAGCTTATACGTACTGGTTATATTTTGCCTACCTAATAGGTAGTATAGGCATGCTCTATTGTATATCTACTAATAACAGAAAACTGTTATGTAAATTTGTATCATACTATTTAATATTGTTTTTGTTTTCTACAATAAGATATTTAATAAGTATTTATTTTGGTGCTGGTAAATCTTTCAGTACAATTGATGCAAAAAATATAATTATAACATGTTGGTATACGTTCATGTGGGTATGGATTTCATTTAAATTAAAAAAAGAAAATTTACATAAATCATTGTCATGAGCGAAGGATTAGTTACAATAGTTATAACTCTTATTACTGTTTTATTTTCAGCAGGTGCCTGGAGATTCTACGAGAAGAAAATAAGCACAACTATAAAATATAAAGACGATCAAAGAACAGACCAAAATATGTATAGAGACGATTTAAGAGATAGAGTTAAACGACTTGAGCAATTGCTTACTGACAGTGCAGAAGAGAAAGACAAGATGAGAAAACAAATACTCACACTTACGAAAGAGGTGAGTAGCCTAACAGTTAAGGTTGAGTTCCTTGAGAAGGAAAACGAGAGACTTAAGGCGATCAGATAAATTTCATAATTCAAGTATAATTTAGTATATTAATAATATATGATATTCAGTAAAATATTAAAAGCTATTTATACCTCCAGTATAGAGGATGTAGTAAATGCAATCACTAAAGCTGTTAAGGCGTTTAGAGATGCTGTAGTGTTTAGAGTTAAGAGAGTTAAGGAAGAAGCTGAAGATGTATCAGAAGCTTTATCCGAAGTCAAAGAGCAAATCAAAGATGTTGGATCTGCTGCTAAAGGAGAGAAACGTAGAGGAAGACCAAAGAAAAAATAATGGCTAAACTAATACAATCTCTAGGGCCCATAAAAAAGGCTAAAGTTAAACGACCCGGTGTTCATGCTAAGACAAAAACATCACGTTCTAAGAATGCTACTAACTACATTAAACCCTATAGAGGACAAGGTAGATGAAAAAATTAATTTGTATATTAATTAGTAAAATCACTTTTGGTAAAGTATGCTTTGGATATTGTAAAGTATGAATTGGATACTTACATTTGCTTTACACTGGCCGCATGATAGACTTGCTTTAGGTTGGGAGATCATGAGACCTGACGAAGAATTTTCATATTATACAATTAAATTGTATTTATTAATATTAACAATAACATTAGATACAGGAAACAATGAATTATAAAAAATATAAAAAAGGCGGTGGTGTTCTACCAATGGGTAGCTGCGACACAAAAGCAAAAATGTTAATGGTGGGTGGTCAAATTGATATGACACAACCTATGGTTCCACCAATGAAAAGCAAAGGTGGTAAAATGGCATATGGTGGACCTATGAAAAAGAAAGGTTACGGTGGACCCGTAAAGAAAATGAACATGGGTGGTAGAACTAATGGATCAAGAACTTACTCAGGTAAATAATGAGCAAAGAGCGTAAGAAATTAAAAGACACTAAACTAGGACAGTTTCTAAAAAAGGCTGCTCCACATGTTTTAGATGTAGCTGGAAATTTATTACCAAACTCCGGTGTTCTAGGTATTGTAAAAAATATGATAGACACTGATGTTAACATGTCTCCTGAAGATAAGAAAGCTGCCAACGAACATATAAAAAACATGTTTGCTTTAGAAATTGAAGACCGTGACTCTGCAAGAGAGCGTGAAGTTGAAATTGCTAAAACACAAAGACAAGATTATATGATGCTTGCAACTGGTGCAACCGGTTTATTAGCTTTCATATTTATCATATATGCAATAGTCTACATACCAACCGTTAGTGACAATGATTTATTTGTTCACTTAATGGGTATGGTAGAGGGTGTTGTTATTGGAAATATATTTGCCTACTACTATGGTGGTAGTCCAAAAACTAAAAAATAATTATTATGAAAAAGAATAACTACTGTTACAGTCCTGCTACTATTCCTGCTGCTATTAAAGCAAATAAGAATAGAAAAGACGTAAAGAAAAGATTACGTTTAGCTAAGAATGGTATCTCTATACCTCAAGTATCTACAAAAGCACCTGAACCTATTCAGTCTGCTAAATTCAAAAGTGGTAAATAAGATATGGCTAATTTAACTGCTTACGAAATAACACAAGAAGGTTTAAAACCTACATTTGTTGATGCAGATGCTGCTGGTGATATATTAGTTAATAAAGGTGTTGAATTCTTTTATATAAAGAATACAGGTGTTTCTACTATTACTGCTTCAGTTACTCCTGTAGTAACAACAGTTATTGATCCATTATTAGGAACTTTAGCTAAAGAAATAGCAAGTTTAGAACTAGCACCTAATGAAGAAGGTTACCTAGGACCATTTGAAACTTACGCTTTTAATGATCCTTATGGGAAGATAACCCTAAATTATTCTGATGCTGTAGGTGTCATTCTTGTAGCTCTATATTCAGAGTAGTATCAATATCACTATACGTACCGTCTATATCTTTTAATATAGGTTGTGTAATAATTTGATATTTATTATTTAACAATATACTTCTTTTTGTTAATAAATCACATATTATTATAGATTGTACAATAAGAACAGCTATTACTGCAATAAATATTTCTTTGTTCATAATATAAATATACTAATTTTAATTTGGATAATAAATCCAATTACCTAGATAATCAAGTTGGTATATTCCCATAATATTACCATATCTATCTCTCTTTATAATATCACCTGAATAATCTTCTTCCAAAGTATATATTATATTTCCATATTGATCTCTTTCTACTATATTACCTAAGTAATCCTTAGATCTTGTACTTTTAGTATTACCATATTCATCCCTTGTAATGGTATTTCCTTGATAGTCTTCAGACTCTTGTTGTATAATGTTTCCATATTGATCCTTCCATACAAAATCACCTAGATAATCTTCAGATCCTATTGCTATAATATTGCCATATTGATCTTTAGCAATTGTGTTACCTAAATAATCAGTAGAGTAAGTTATTTGAGCTAATGATACATGTGCAAATAGTACACATAGTATAAATGTTATTACTTTTTTTATTATTTTTTTCATCTCTCTTTGGTGTTAAAAGTATAAAGGGTGTAGAATACAATCCCACACCCTATTACACAAAACTAAATAAACATTCACATTAACAAGGGGAAAGAGATCCCCTGTAAACACAAATAAAACGGTTGCTAATATATATAATTAATTTATATTATAAAAACTTATCTACTCAAAAACCATAACCATTTGGTTATCAGGCATTTCTATTATGTTATTAACATTACCTTCTTGCATCTCACTTGTTACAATTTTATTTTGGCTTAATAAATCAGCCACCATAAAATCATGAAAGTTCTGTTGACTTGATAACCACTTTCTTGGATGAGATTTCTTTAATGCATGTGTAACATGATTATAAAAACTCCAAGCATTATCACTATCAAATGTATAATCATAAGAAGGTTTCTTCATTTCTGCTTTAACTGTAGATAGTTGAGTTGTATCAAGTATTTCTTCAGATGCATATAGTCTTCCTAATAATTCACATTGCTGTTTATGATCTAGATCTACTTTTTTAAGAGCGTTTCTATCTTTTATTATTCTTTTATAATGAGTCTCAGCATTTTTAATCTGAGCTGCTATTTGCATTCCTATATCAAAATTAGCTGATCCTGAATGTTTTCTTTTAAAATTCATCATATCTCCAGAAACAACTCCATTAGAACATACGAATACATATGCGCCAATTGCACATTTAAATGTTGTGCTTTTATCATATGAGTTTGTCCATGCGAACATCATACCTAGTTCTTCTTCATCTCTGATCATTTCATCAGTTGATGATAATGGTTTTATATGATACACACCTTGTGCAACTTTTGCATCTAGATTTGCTTTATACTCTTCTTTTTCAATCTTAAAACCAGAAGCATATAACATTTGCTTTGTTCTGTCAATAACTTCTTTGTGTTCTACCACTGTATAAGTGTCACCATGAGTAGGTAACGGTGCATGTGTCAGATATTTTTCTGATACTGTAATTGGTTTTTTATATCCCATAATTTTTTAAACTTATTTGGTGTAAATATACTGAATTAATTTGAGTCAGTAACTATATATATATTTATTTTTTTAAAATATATAACGGATTGTATTTAATGGAAAGAATTGTTTATATATTTCTTTAAACTCATTTAACAATCTTGTTTTATGTACGAGAGGATACCTCATAACTCCAGATTTATTTTTTACTTCTCTTGAATATTTCATTAACTCTTTTGCTGGTTCTTCTGCCTTAGCCATCTGATTTACATGATTGGTTAATGCTATAACTTCACACTTGTTCGTTCCTGCTACCTGCTTCACTCCATTAAAGAGATTATAATACTCCTCCTTCCAACCGGGGTAGAACACTAAAGGGCTATAATTACAATGTACTTCCCATCCTAGATCTTTTAATCTATTTATATCTTCTATTCTAGAAGAAATCTTTTGCATCTTAGGTTCTAATATATCTGAATACTTCTGAGGCATCAAGCTTACTCTTACCCTTGGTTTCTTGTTGAACTTTTTTACATTAATGTTCAACAAACTTGGATACTTAGTAGCCATTGTACTATTCAACCGTGGGTGATCATCATATCTTTTAAGATAATCAATCAACGGTTCTGGCATATGTTTTTGCATCAGAACTAAATCTGAATTACATGCAACATCTACCATAGTATATATAGGGTCCTGTTGATCAGGTACTTTAGTAAATCCTTTTTCCCATTTAACAACAGAATGAAATATTTCATCAACATTCTTGTTAACAAAAACTCTATGTCCATTATACCTGGACATATAACAATAAGTATCTACACAGCCTCCAAAACATCCGTAGATAATATTGGGAGCTATACAGTTAGCGCTATTATTGTTGTCTTTTGTAACAAGAGTTTTAGTCTCTTGTACTTTTATCACTATATTTTATTCTTACTTTTTCAGCTATAGGTATAGCATCATTATTTTCATCTATCCTTACAAATCTTATATTTGTTGATAACACAACAGATTGTATACCAGAATAGACATTATGAGCTCTAGCTTCTAGGTAAAAGGTTATAGATGTATTACCTACATTCACAACCTTACCATATATTTTTATAAGCTGACCTTCTTTAGCAGGTTTTTTAAAGATACATTTATCTATCATTACTGTTACCATCCGGGGTGTATCACATACTTCCATAGCATATGCTGCACCAGCGGCATCTAACCAAGCTAAAAGCTTTCCTCCAAATAGATTAGCATGAAATCCTAGATCTGATTTTTTTATTGGATGTGTTGTTATTAACTCCATTATTTATCAGCTTCCAATTCTTTCTGTAAACATGCTAATGCTCTCCATGCTACTTTTGCTGTATGACGAATACCATCATCATCAATTGTACCTGCATCAATTAAATGTCTAGCTAATGCGTCATAATCATCAGATGATTTATTACGATCCCAATGTAAAGGTTTATCAGGATGATGTTGATCATTTCCTTTTAGTGATACACGAGATACTTCTAGTAAAGCATCAGGAAAATATTTAATAACGCCAGTGAATACTGGTCTTTTCTTTCTTTCTTTTGCGTTCATTTGTTTTATTTAGTTATTTGCTAATAATTCTAATACTTCTATTAAAGATTCATGTCTATGATTATCTTTTAAAACAACTTTGTAAACATGTTGAGAAGAAACTATTTTAGATACTTCATGTATTGCTGAATAATTTCTATCTTTTAAATCTACTTGTTGATTATCTCCACAAAACATCATCATGGAATTTTTACCAAGTCTTCCAAGAACCATTGATAACTGTGATCTAGTTAAGTTTTGAAACTCATCAACAATTATTATTGAATTATCAAATGTTCTACCTCTAAAATGAGCAAGAGAAACTAACTCTATGGATTCTTCTTTTTCCATTTTATCCAAGATAGCCGGTTTATTATACACCTTTCTCATATTAGAACGTATAGGAACCAACCATGGCTCCATCTTTTCTTTTTCTGAACCAGGTAAGAAACCATTATCTTCAGTAGAAACTGTTGGTCTTGTTATAATTATCTTATTATAGTTTCTCTTAAAGTACTGATCTAGAGCTGTTTGTACTGCAAGTAGTGTTTTACCACTACCTGCATTACCTAATATAAAATTAAAAGCATGCTTTAGCATTTCTGCTTTTGCTACTTTTTGCTCATCTGATAAAGTTATTGAAAACCTTATTGCACCTTTTGGAGATACTTTTTCCTTGTTCTGTTTTGCTGCCATATTAAAATAATTTCATTTGTTTACTTGGAACATTTAAGATATTATTTATTTCTTGTTCAACTGCTTCTAGATAATAACCAATATTTATGTTATAAGAATCCCACTTAGGTTTACATTCCATTTTATTAAAAACTGTTTGTAACCATTTCCCTGCTTCAAGTTGTATTTCACGACCATCTGTCTTATGAACTTTGGTTAGCTTGACACCATTTCTTGATATATAATAACGGTTTATCTTCTGAAGTTTTTCTTCTTTATATTCTCCGTTATCAACATATCTAGATGTAATTTGCCAATCACCTTTTGATTTACCTCCAATACAGTAATCAAGTATATCTCTATTTTTTTTAAAATATTCCTCTGGTAATATATCATGAATAAAATAATTATACACTGCTTTTGGTATAACTAATTTAGATTTATTTTTATGTAATGCTAATCCATAAAAGTCAAAACGTCCTTTCATTTTTGCTCCTGCATAAAAGAACTTATTTCCATCAACTTTAAATTTGTAATGTGGATTTTTATTCTTAATGTTTCTCCAGGTTGCTATATCAACCTCTTTATAATTATTAAGACCAATGTAATTGTTAACATCACCCAAAACTAGTTTTTGATATTCATCATGTTCTAATTGTAAGTTAGTTAATTTTTCCCACTCTTCACAAATTTTCATGTATTCATCTACATATTCTCTAGATATTCTTGTCTCAATACCATCAGTGTTTTGCATTAATGCAACAGCTCCTGGTATTCTTTCCATGATCATTTCATATAACATTATTAGAGATAACTGACCATTAATAGTAATTCTCATTGTTAACTCAGGATCATAAAAGAAACTATTCTTATCATTGCTAAGACCAAAAGTAGAATTAAGAATAATCTTATAAACATAGTTCATTGGATTACTCTTAGGTATCTTCTTTCTCTCCTCAAAGAACCACTCATACTGATCACAAAACTCTTGTGCTGGAAAATGTCCAGGAGACCACTTATTTCTAATCACAAGATTGGGATAGAAACTAGTGACATCCGAAGACATAATAACATAATCATCATCAGATTTATATATACCTGAAGTTCTTGCACCATGAACACCACCTACACCAAAGTCTGTCTTGACATCTTTATAAGTAACTGAATACTTAAAAGCGCCTTTCATTCTTTCAGGATCTATCTCAACAGATTTAAATCTATCATGTAGCTGTTTAAATTCCGGGGACTCAAACTTTATATATGGTAATATTATATCTTTAAACTTAATACTGCTTCTATGAGTTCTCATTTTTTTGAGATCTCTTTTTTCTATATTAAGTTTTTGAGACATATAATAAGCAAATAACTCTTTACTTATTCTTGGTTCAGATGCACTGAATAAATTTATACCATACTTACCTGTTAGCTCTTTTCTTAAATTAATTAATTCCTTAGATCTATTTAATATTTCTTTAGTTGACTCAACATCATTAATATTATATTCAAGTATTGTATTTATTTCTTCAGTTGTAGTTATTTCTGTATTATGATGTATAGGCATGTCTAGGATGTTATCCCAATCCATACTATACTGAATCCATTTAAGACTAGAACGTTTTGCTGGATTATCCCAGTGATGCATTTTAAATAAATCAATCTGTCCTATTTTCATCTTCCATAAAGGATAATCTTGAAAATCTTTTTTGTTTGATTTTTCTATACATCTCTGAGCATATCTATAAATGGTATTGGCTATTTCACATGCGCTTAAGTCTAACCAATTCTTATAGTTATCTATAATAAAATGAGTTACTTGTGCATCAAAGGCTAAACCATTATAAGATATGTGCCATTCTTTATTTTTAACGTTCCTACCTAGAAAATTAATAAACTCTTCAAGATCATTTCTTAAGTCATGAATAACAAATATTTTTGTTTCTTGACTTTTATAATCTTGAAAGCAAGCAGTAAAACAATTGCTTAGTGTTTCATAATCGTGTACCCAATGTTGTTTGTTCATAATGCTTAGTTAATTTTAGAGAAAAAAAAAGATATAAATTAATATATCTTTTTTTTGGTTGGTTTAATATAGATCTGTATTACACAGATGTAATGATGTTAGATTTTTTTACTGGTTCTTTTGTATCAACTATGTATTGTTTGTAATCAAACGTATCAGCATTGATAGAAAATAAATGAATGAAAGTTTCTATATCCTTTGCATCACTTATATAAAACTCAGAAAAAGTATCTACTAATCTTCTTTCTTCTTTTACAGTTTTACCTGTATTTTTATTAGGTGCCTTTAATCTTACAGGCTCACCGTTATCATCCAGCTTAGGAATCATGTGATAAGACTGCTTCATTACTTTACTAATAACAGCTAGTATACCTGAAGAGGGATCATACATAGCTTCAACATACGGACAATCCGATGTTGCTGGAATAAGGGTGAATGACTTTACATTTCTAAAACTTGATGTTACAATCATCATGTTTTTTCCAATTGTATTTGACATAATTTTATTTATTTTTTTCAAATATACTATTTAAAATATTAATCTCACTATTTTCATAAATATCTAATAGTGTTTCTTTTCTGGAATCTAATTTATCACATAACTCATTTACATTTTCAATAAGCTTGATATCTACATTAAGTAATTCAGCATATTTTTCATGAAAATCATAAGGAAAAAGATAAGAGTCAACACGTTCTATAATTTTAACAGTATCTCCAAAAAACCTAGTAATGGTTAATTTAGATTCAATGCTTAATCTAGAGTATTCACCTTTTATAAAATGATCATAGTCTTCTTTAAGACTGCTAAAATCAAATATAAAAAGCTGATTATTCTTATCTAATTCAATATGACTATCAAATAGCTTTGCTTTGTGTATTACATTCTGTTCAAAAGATCTAAACTCATGAGTTCTTTTCTCTTTATATAAACATAATAACTTTCTATCTTGTATGTAATAATGATTATCCCACATTATATATGTTTGTTTAGGTACAAACTCTAATCCTTTCTTAAAATCTAATAAAGGATATAAAAACACCTTACTCTTCTGAAAATAATCACTATAAACCTTATCCATACTATAAAGTTACAACATTTGTAAGTAATTCATAAGGCAATGAGTAATTATTTTCTGTATAATGGTGCTTTGCAACACCAATTACATACTCTAATCCTTCAGCCCATTTACTTAATGATGTATCACTAACAGGGAACGTGTATATCTGATTATACTTATCTATTACAATAAAATTAAACTTAATATCATATTCATCTGCTTTATCACCTAATGAATCATAAACTAATTTACAATATATAGATGCTTGAAGCCAGTAGTTATAAAAGTCTACAGTTTCTTTAAAGTCTGTAACTGCTTTACCTGTTGTTTTAAGATCATATATTAATACTTCTTTTGTATCATGGTTGATTTTATAATAATCTATATAACCGTGTAACCCAAAAGGTTGACCTTCTATTTTAGATGAAAGATATTTTTCTGCATGTGTTTCTATAGGATCTAAATCAAAGTCAGTAGATACTTCATTAAATAAAGACATAACATATTTGTTATTTTTTATCATTTCTGCTTGATCTTTACATTTAATCAGTGTATCCTGATCAATTGGGTCCTTATCTGTATTGGATAAATACTCCCAATATGTTTGATAACTATCCACTTTGATCTTATCTATTCTTGCCTCATCTTTTTTGAGAGACTGATATAAGTTCATCTGCTTTAATGAATCCAATATAACAAAGTCTTCTACATCAGCTAGCTTCTCAGCATCTGTATGAAAACTCATATCCTTTAGAACCTTTTTTACTGAATCACTTGGTAACTTACCAGGTAATACATTAAATTTATTTTCTAAATTCTCAGGTTCAAATACTAAACAGTGTATTAATTTACCTTCAACTAAATGTTTATCTGTTTTAACTTCACGTTCATTTAGTATATAATCTTTATAAAATAAAGAAGGAGAAAATAATAATTTATTTAGTGATGAATAACTAAAATTAAATTCTTTCTTATAAAAATCATCTTCTTTTTGTTTGTCTATTCTCATTTTGTTTAAGTTTTTTAAGATTTATTTAAATAAGAGGTGGTGTAATTTAATATACCACCTCTATAATTTAAATTATTTGTGATTCAAATTCATCAGATAGTTGAATAGATTTATGATCTATTTTAAAAGTACCTTCAGATTCACTTATATCTAATGCGCGTAAAACAACATTATGATAAACATATTTCTGAACCACTAAAAATGCAAATTTTGTTAGATAATTTTCTCTAGCAAGTATTTTAATATATCTATTATAATACCAACCTCTGGATGAAGATCCTGACGAATGATTATCAAAACTTTTTAATCTGTTTCTTAGTGCTTTTACATTTACACTATTCCAATTATTTGAATATCTAAGTCTATCATAATAAAAATAATAAACTAATGAAATATAATCTAATGATTCTTCTATATTACAATTAGCCATAACTTCTAAAGCAACTGTTATATTATCATTATCTTTACTTCTTATCATTTCCACAAGACTATAATATTGCTCTTTATCAAGTACAGTTGATTCTGAATTAGCCAGTTTTATTAAATTACTATCCAATACTAAATTATTTTTCTTAGATAAAAAGTTAAAAGTTTCAGAACTAATTCTAATATAACCATTTTGAAAATAAGCAGCTGTCTCAACATCTCTACATATCTCTCTTAAATCATCAGGTAAATTATAATATTTAAATCTTAAACAATGTTTATTATCTATTTCTTCAAGTACATCTATAAAACCTTTATAATCATCAGAATTTTTTAATTGTTTTGTTTTTTCTAATACATCATAAATATTATATGTACTCCAATAATAACCTCTACCACTTAATTCTAAAAACTTTTCTGATATAATTCTATAATCAGCGTTATCTTCACTTCTAGTTATATTTATATTATACTTTGACTTTAAACTATCTACTTTTGTTCTTGGTAAGTTTAATTTAGGATATCTATAAAATGATTTTCCATCTAAATTATTTACGTCTAGATCTATTGTTATTTGATCTAAATTTATCATATATGTTTCAAAATCAGATTCCCATTTACCGTTTACAAATTCTACTAAATATTCTTTTATGTGTCTCATTTTTTTATTTTAAATATTTTTGATACTCTTTTTTTACTGATACTTTGAATACATACAAGTTTCTATTATGAATACTGATTTCTTTACGTACTATAGGTTCAAGATACTTAAAAGATATTCCATCAAGTAATTCATTTTCCTCTAACCAGAGGATCATTTGTTCAGCTGATCTATACATTATATCACTAAAATTTACTTGACCTAACCAATATTGTATATTTTTATTCCTGCTAAATTCATAAGTTAAACTAGTATTCTTTTGAGAAAACTGCCATAGTAAGTGATAATTTTTAAAAGGATTTAAATTTGGTATAATACTTGCTGCCATCTCTTTCTCTTCTTTACCACCATGAAGCATAGCGGTTAATTGAGATAATAGTTCTTCTGTAAGATCCATTTGTGAAGAAGAAGCATGTAGTATAGTTTCACAATCTACGGTGCCAGATACTCCTGTATCTATAAGATGTGCTATATTAAGTGCAAGACCTGTTATAATCCAATTATCATAAAGACTATCAACTGCTGTATGATAATAATATTTAGTATGTTCTGTAATCTTTTCAGTTAGAATTACATTTCCTTTATATTCATCTATTAAACCATCAACAAAAGATCTGTGTGGTGAAGCACCATCTTTAACTAATTCATAATTTACCAACTTTATAAGCATTTTACTTGTTGGAATATTTTCTCCATGCTTACATCTTCTTGCTATATTATCATTTGTTATAATTAGATCTGCTTTTGTATAATCATTTGTTATAGTTATCTTATGCTCTTTTAAAGCAGCTTTTATTTTATCTAACGATATATCAGCACCAGGCATAACAAATGCTTTCTTTTTATTTCTAAAGCTAGTATCTGTTTCTTTGCTAGATTTTAATATATCTTCTATTTTACCATATGTTGTATTATCTTGAGTGACTAATACACTTTCTATATTTGATCCAGCAAGGATCCCATATACAGGATCACTTGCCAAACCAAAATGTTTTAGTGCATCAGCATCATATTCTTGATATACTGATTTACTTGCCATATTATTTAATTGTCATTTTGATGATTTCTGGATTCATCATCATCTTATTAAACTTCTGTTTGTTTCCGTTAAAGATGGTTCTTACAATCATATACTTTAGATCATTTGTAAAATAATCTTTTGTACATAATGCAATTAATCTATCTGTCACCTTTTGAGTTATCTTATTTTCTTTAGCATATACCAAAGAGTAATTAGATAATCTTGTAGCTAATGTAGATGCAATATCTGCACGATAGTTATCATCTTTACCAATACAAGATCTAAGCTCATTTAAAATGTATTGCTCATTATCATGAGTTAATAGATCATGTGGTGTTACTAACTTATCTAGCTTATTATTAATGAAAGTTGTAAACATAGAAGCAAATGCATCTCCTACACTACCTTCACCAATCATCTGTACCATTGCTAAGTTGCTTTCAAAAGAATCAAAGCTTGATATTGCGTTAAAGAATGTTGTGATAGATCTTGCATTAGTTTCTTGAGTAACAAGTTCTGGATGTAATAACAAGAAGTTAATACATCTTGAATCAATACCTGCATCCTCAGCCCACTCAGCCCATACATTAACATCAAATTTTAGACTTGCAGTAATATACCTGGTCTTCTGAGCAGAGTCAATACTGTTTACTAAATAATCTCCATTATCAGGATTAGCTGTTAGAACAATATGCCAGTCCTTTGGAAGCGTCCATGAGATATAACTTTGTCTATCAATCAATTCCATACATGCTTGAATAAAGCGCATATCTGCACGATTCCAATCATCAAGTAACAAGATACCACCTTCTTTCTTATCTGCAATCCACTCTGGAGCACAGTAAGACATTCTGTTTTTACCCGTCATCTTGTATCCGTTCTTTAGATACTCTTGTACAGCAAGCTCATCAACCCACATTCCAACTTTCTTAGTTGTCTTTTGAGTCATATCTGCTAGATCTTTAGATGCAGCTGCTCTTTGCGCCGCAGTATAATTTAACTGATCTCCTGTTGTCTTTGAGACAATCTTTTCTTTATACATCTGAAACTGACGTACAGGGAAACCAACTAAGTCACCTAGCTCCTCAATCTGAGCTAAGTTTAACTTAACAAAGTTTAAATTATTATCATTAGCAATTTCTAATATATTAGATGTTTTACCAATACCTGATTCACCTACTACTTCAACTGCTACTGGAAGCTTACCTTTTTCCTGAAGAGATCTATTATTATTAATAATATGATTTAAAAATCCCTTTAGTTCTTTTGCGTTTAAATTTACTTGTGCCATTATTTTTCTTTTTTTTTATTTAGTTTATTATAATTCTGCCGAGAAATTACATTCTCCTTCTTCTTCAATACACTGAAGTATTTGTCTTCCAAGACTATAGTCAAAGTAATTACTTAACTTTTCATCTTTTAATAATTTCATTCCAGCCCTTTCAAGATATGTTGATAAAGGAATATCTTGTTCATATGGTTTACAACCAAATAGGTCAATATATGCTAGTATAGAAGTTTTATATTCTCCAAAACTTTCTTCAAGTTCTGTTAGTCTAGCTTTAACTTCTGAGATATTATCTGTGCTAAAGTAATATTCTAAGTATTGAGGCATTTGTCCTTCAACACCAAACTGATCTGCTGCATCACTTGCTTGTACACCAAAGGCAAACTTACCTTCAATATCACCTGTATAATATCTACCCATTAGTTTAACTTAATTACTTGTCCTGGTAACTCATCATTCATATCAGAAATACTACTAAGAACCCATAACGTATTCTTAGGACAGTTATCTGGAGAGTATGCTTCACCATCTGTTAAATATATTAGAGCTGTATATTGCCCTTTATTTTCATTAAAATGATCAATTACTGGTTGGAAACTTGTTCCACCACGACCATGTATTTCCCAATTATGTTTTGGATTAAATTCTTTAACACTATTAAGACTTGTATCACACTGCGCTACTGTAATCTTATGACCTGTTTTATGCATATGGCATAATTCAGACATGAACTCTTTAAGTTCATCATTATTTACAGATCCGCTTGTGTCAACACCAACAAGAATATTATTTTTAAATTTAATCTTTAACCCAGGATTACCAGAATATCTCTTATTATATTTACGTCTTAGTTTCTTTGTATATATTATACTAGAATTACCTATAAACCTTCTAAGATATCCTTTCCAATCAAACTTAGCAGGTTCAACATGCATTAATCTATTAATAACCTCTGAAAGTTCTCCAGGAATGTTGCCATTTTTCTTTATTGTTGTTTCAGCTACATCCTTTAATTGATGTTCTATCTGCTTCTGAACAAGTTTTTTCTCTGCTTCAGATAAATCATCAAACTCATCCCATGTAGCATGATCATATGGTGTTTCACCATTCATTTCATCCATTAATGAATCTAATGATGGAGATGTACCATCTTGCTGTGCTTGACTTAATATATCATAATACTCTTTTGTACCTGCTTTAACTGGTAAATTAAGTTCTGGAAAACTTGATAACAGTAATCCACCTTCAGGAAGTTTACTTTCAAGTATATATTGATTGATTTCTAAGTCAGCTGCTATATTAAACAACTTTGCATTGGGATATCTATCTCTAATCACCAAATGCCCAAATGCAATATGTAATAGCTCATGTTTTATTAAACCAAATCTATGATCTTCAGATAATTCATTGAAGAAGTTCGGATTAATTGCTAACTGCATTCCTATACCATGTTTACTTACACCTGCTGTAGGTAAAGCATCAGTATATTTCTTATTTATACCAATCAAAAAAAGCCCGTAAAAGGGCTCTGTAAAAATTAAATTTTTGGTTGTTCTAGCAACCGCGTCTTGTATATTAATCATTTTCTATTTTTAATATTTCATAATAAACTTTATTAAAACCTGGTAATACTTTCATATTATCAATTAATAGATTAGCTGGATTTACTATCTTCTTATTTTGAAATGCTTCTTTATTCTCATTAACTCTATCTATAAATCTTTTTCTTTTTTCAAATACTAATTGATGTGCAATAACACATGCTAAAGTATAAGGATTACTATAGTTTGAGTTTACTAAACTAAAAAAGCCAACTTCAAAATCTTCAGTAGATGCTTTTAACATCTTTATTATACCATTATATTCAGTAATATTTATTTCTTTCATTACTATATAAACAGTATTTCATTATCAGCTTGATCTATAACTTGTTGTTTCTCATCTTCATTAAGTTCATGATAATCTTTATTAAACCTAATGTTTGCTAGTTGGTTGTAAATTAATTCTATATTCATTTCTTCTCATTATTTTCTTTTATTATTTCTATGTGTACTCCAGGATCTTCTTTATTGTATTTATATTGAACAAACTCAGGTATAATAAATTCTGCATTATCATCTTCAATCCATCCATTTTTTACCATATCATCCTGTACTGTTTGTGCGGGATTGATATAATCAAACTTATGTCTTGTTCCTCTGATAAATGTAAACTTTATTCTTACTGGAAGTTCATAATTACTTAGTTCATCCTTAAACTCTTGAGCATATTGTTCATAATACTCTTTTGTTTTCTTTCTATATGCAACAACAGTTTTACTTGCTATAAAGTATTTACCTGTCCATCTGCGTCCATTTTTACTTGAAGGTACATTTCCTGGTATAAACCATTTATTTTTTCTTTTACCCATTTAATATATTTTTAAATAATGGTTTTATAGTGGAATGAACATGTTCAAAACCATACTTAACCATTGAGTCACTAATATCTTTAGATAATGGTATTGTAAGACCATCTAAGTTATAATCAGATTTATATCTTTCTATAGCTTTTTGTCCTGCTTCATCATTATCAAATAGAGTTATGACTTTTTTATACTTACCTTTTAGATGTTCTATAACATGAGGCTTTATCATAGTGTTCTCACTGTTAGGAGCAATAACCTCTATGTTATAACCCATTGCTTTTAGACACATAGCATCTTTAAGTGATGAGCATATAACTAAATAAGGTTGATTAAACTTAAGCTGATCAAAACCTTGTATATGATGTTTTACATTATGAAATTTATGATTACCTTTTGGTTGATATATTTTATACACCTCATCATTATTATCAAAGTAACCATACATCATTGGTTTTTTAATTGTAATAGATTCTACGGTCTCGTCATTTTCCCTTACAAGGTTATAATATTCTATAGGATACACATTATATTCACTTAGAATCTTTGATCCTATTCTATACTTTAACCAATACTCAGCATCCTGATTATTCCAACCTCTCTTCTTTATATAATCAACCTTCCATTTTTCTTTTACAGCAAACTCAACTTTTATATCACTACCATTTTTAGATATATAATTATTATAATCTTTTAGTATTTTATTTACTGCATCTGAATAACTTAGATCAAATAGCATCTTTACTAAATCAATCTTATCTCCATTTTTACCAGTTGAGAAGTCTTTAAATTTATACTGCATAACTGTCTTATCAACATATACACAAAAACTTGGTGTTCTCTCATTAGGATTAAAGATTGATTTTATCTTTACATCCTGTCCTGTTAAGACTTCTGATAAATTTAAATAATATTGAAATATCCAATAGCTTGGTACATTTAACCCATCATAAACTAGATTCTTTGTATTTATCATATTTATTTAAATAAAAATGCCGGTTACAATATTACATCATAACCGGCACATTATAAATCTAATAAATATTAAAATTCAAAATCACTACCTGACTCAGGAGTTGCAGGTTCAAATGAATCTGCTGGTTTAGTTTCAACCTGAGCTTTTCTTAAATGATTTGGGTTGTTACTATCAAACTTAATTATGTTTGAATTTTCTACATTAACAGATTCCATAGCTACTCCTGCAGAACTAGGTTTAGGAAGATATAAATCATTATTTACATATCCTTCTTTATTAACCCATTCTCTAGAGGCTAGACATACATTAATATATGCATCTCCTGATAATGCACTGCTTGCTTGAGTCATGAAGTCTTCAATTGTATTTGCTTCAATCTGATCAAGAGATTCTCTTTTACCAAGAACTTCACTCAACTGAATCATAGATTTCATCACCTCATCTACTTTAGATATTTCTTTTCCATTAGGAAGGGTTGTATCTTTAAATGCATATGGGCTGAATCTAACTCTACCAACTTGACCTTCATAACGTGGCCCATCTTGATTATTTACATCTTTCAAGAAACCTTGAAACTCTCCTTTTACAGGTGTTGTTTCTACATGTAATATAATATTATGTGAATCCGGATCATATGGCGTTACCATATATCCAATTTCATTAATTTTAACAGTGTGATTACCTGGTCCAACCACTGGTTTAATTTTGCCTGATCCTGCAGACATGTCTTTAGTACTTAACATTCTTCTTCTTTTTAATTAATTTTTTTAATTTAAATAATTTATTTCTCATAATCAATAATTTTTGATCTAACAAGCTGTAGATCATTTGGAATAAACGCTTCATCAAACATATCCATAGGGGATTTGCAAGTGTTTTCTCCGTTGTTCTGAGTTTCAAACCCATAAATAAGACTACCGTCTTCTTCTTTATTTATTTTAGCAAACAATACTATAGAGAATAATCCTTCTAATGTCAATGCATTATCAATCATTTTACCCACTGTTTTAGCTTTTACTCTACGTCTACCATTAATATCTGTAGATTCTTCTGAGTGAGTTAAAAAGAAACATAATAGATCTTCTCTTAAATCTTTAGGAAGTTTACCAACCTGTGCTAGGTTAGCTGCAATCTGAGTAAACTTATCATAACCTTTTTCATTGGCTTTATCAAAGTACTCAAAGCTTGACATATATTGCCAGTCATCAATAACTAAGTTTTTGATATGAGGCATTTTATCACTAACATGCTTCATTGCTTTATGAACTCCTGGTCCACTTGATACATTAATCATGTTACCATTTGGATTTTCTTTATCCAATAGTTTATACATACCTTTCCATCCTTTAAATGGTAATGGTTTGTTTGCAATGTTTATAATTACAGTCTCTTCAGGATTTAACGTTCTAATTGATGTTGACTTGCCTGATCCTGATTCAGCAATAACTAATACTCCTACTCCCATAATTTACTTTTGATTTGATAATTTAATTGTATCATTTATTTTATTTAATGTAATATTTATATCACCTAATTTTGCTAAGATCTTATCTATAGCATCATAATCATCTGGATTTTTTATTAAGTCTAACTCAAGTATTTTAGGAGCATGTGGTGATGCAGATACTGATTTATCTATTACTTTTAGTTCTGCTACAGGTATTAAATGTCTTTCAAAACCTGATTTGCTTTTAACTAATTCATACTCCTCTCTCCAATGTGGATTATACTTGTACAAATATAAAGTTCTTTTTGGATCTTCAGCATCATATTCTATACTAACAAACTCTGTATAAATATCTTTTTCTTTCTCTAGTTCACTAGGAAAAAAACTAATAAATTTTTCATCTTTACCTTGTGGCCTATAAGCCATCTTAGGTATATACAATATATCAGTATCTCCAGTTGTCTGCAAATACTCTTCATGTAATTGTCTTAAAATTGCTATTTTACTTTTTCTTTCTTGTGGTGTCATTTTATCTAATATCTTGTTGCGGTGTACTCATTTCTTCTATTCTCATTTCTTCAAACACCGCTTTGAAAAAACTCATTCTTGTATCACCATTTCTTGCTTTA